GAATGAATATGACTAATAACGGTCCTGTGCCAGGTTCTGTTATGTTCTGTCATAATGATCATAGAAAGTTTTTCTTTCCTAACAAAGGAGAGTTCTTTTTATTCCCTTCTAATACCCTCCATATGGTTGTACCGTACAAGAGCGACCTGACTCGGATCTCTGTGTCAGGCAATATTATGTTCTAATTGTCAACCACTATATAATGTGTTATAATAATGAAGTGTTACTAACATTATGGCTAAAGGATTTACAGTAAAGGCAAAGTCACCTGCCAAGAAAAAGGCGACTCAAGAATGGGATTACGATAAAGCATGGGAAATGTTGAGAGGCAAGTCTCTCGTCTTCTGTATGCCAGGTCGTGGATGTTCATATGTGTTTCTAAAGAGCTTCGTTCAAATGGCATTTGACTTAGTTCAACATGGAGTAAGTATACAGATATCGCAAGACTATAGTAGTATGGTTAACTTTGCTCGTTGCAAGTGTTTAGGTGCTAATGTGCTGCGAGGACCTGATCAGATACCTTGGGACGGTAAGTTAAAGTATGACTATCAGTTATGGATTGACTCTGATATAGTATTCAGAACTGAACAGTTACTACAACTAGTATTAATGGAAAAGGATATAGCAGCAGGTTGGTATATGACAGAAGATGGTCAAACCACTTCAGTTGCTCACTGGTTGGATGAAGACAACTTCCGAAATAATGGAGGGGTCATGAATCATGAGACTGGTGAAACCATGTCTAAGAGGAAGAAACCATTTACAGTCGATTACACTGGTTTTGGTTGGGTTCTTATTAAGAATGGTGTATGGGAACATGAAGAGATGAAGTATCCATGGTTTGCTCCTAAGATGCAAGTCTTTGAGTCAGGTGATGTACAAGACATGTGTGGAGAAGATGTATCATTCTGTTTAGATGCATTAGAAGCAGGGTTTGAGATCTGGTGTGATCCTAGAATTAGAGTTGGTCATGAAAAGACTAGGGTGATATAATGATAGATAGAAAGATTAACAAGAAAACTAGGCAGGGTAACGGTAAGAATACAAAATATTCTAGCACCGCCCGAAACGCTGCTCGTAAAAAATACCGTGGGCAAGGAAAAAATTAGCGAGCGTTCCTCGATGATTACTGTAAAATTCACTATTAAACAGGATGGATCTATAACCGACGAGATAGTCGGTGTAGAGACATTGCCTATGAAAGAATGTTTGAAGAAAATAAGAGATCATATAGATGATAGACTAAAGAGAGATGATACTTTATATGACGAAATACTAAAAGATGCTGAATGGGACGAGAAAAGAATGGATGTCATAGGTCAAAATGGCAATGATGGACTACATTATGAGGATCAATACTACGAAATGGAGCATAGTTCTGAGTGTAGTTGAAAAAAATCAAAAAATAGGGTATAAATAACTCACGAACCCTGTGCCAATTTTAATGGCAACTAAAAAATCACATACTTATAAGGATATTACCCTCGATTTTGTACCTAATCCTGTTACAGGAGACTTAGGTGTACTCAAAAATGAGAGAGCAATCATGCGTTCTGTAAGAAATCTTGTTCAAACTAGGATAAGAGAGAGGTTTTATAGCGATGTAGGATCAGAAGTATCAGATCTTCTCTTTGGTTTTTGTGATGTTGCTACTGGAGGAGTCATAGCAGATGAAGTTAGGACACTTTTGGCAACATTTGAACCAAGAATAGCGAATATTACTGTAAACGCAACACCTAGACCTGACTTAAATGAGTACGAGATGTTAATTAATTACGAAATCGTAGGTCAAGAGCGAGCTGTACAGGGATTTGAGTTCATTTTAGAGGCAACTAGGTAACAAAATGCCAGTAAGTAAGTTTACAAATTTAGATTTTGATCAAATCAAGGATCAGATTCGTCAATATTTAAGAGCAAACAGTAATTTTACTGATTTTGACTTTGAAGGATCGAACATGTCGATCTTAATAGACATTTTAGCGTACAATACTTATATCTCAGCGTTCAATAGTAACATGGTAGTCAATGAATCCTTCTTGGATTCAGCAACTTTGAGAGAAAATGTTGTTTCTTTGGCAAGAAATATAGGATATGTACCAAGATCTCGTAAATCTGCTCAAGCAATAATAAATTTTGACTTTAAATTCAATGGAAATAGTAATACAGTCAAATTAAACAAAGGATTAGTGTGTGTAGGAGCACAAAATAACACTTCTTTTACATTTTCTATACCAGAAGATGTAATAGCAGCATCTCCTATTGATCAAGGAAGCAATATTTTAACAAATCCACCAAGAACTGCTAAATTTGAGAACTTAGTAGTGTATCAAGGCACTCTTTTAAAGAAAAACTTTGTTGTAAATGGTAGTGTAGACCAAAAATTCATATTAGAGAACTCATTTATTGATACTGAGTCGATTAGAGTGTTTGTAAGAAAGGCAGGAGCATCAGGTGGACTAGAATATTCAAGAATTGACAACATTACATCACTAGATGCAACATCTAACATCTATTTGATACAAGAAATCAAAGATGAGAAGTATGAATTGCTATTTGGCGATGGATTTTTTGGTACAAAACTAGAAGATGGTGATATTATTGAAATAAGTTATATTATTACTGATGGAAAGGCAGGTAACGATGGTAAATTCTTCTCATATAGTGCAGATGCGGTAGATGATGCGGGTAATCCACTCGCAGCGAGTGCAACACCTGTAATAAACACCATTCAGAATGCAAAAGGTGGTGGTGATATTGAAACTATAGACTCTATTAAGTACATTGCACCCAGAGTATACTCATCACAGTACAGAGCAGTCACCACAAAGGATTATGAGGCAATAATACAAAGCGTATTCCCTGATGCAGAGTCTGTTTCAGTGGTTGGCGGTGAAGAATTAGATCCACCTGAGTTTGGAACTGTTCTATTGAGCATAAAACCAAGAAATGCGACATTTTTATCTGATTTTACAAAAACAAGAATCTTAGACCAGTTAAAAAGTTACTCAATAGCAGGAATCAATCAAAAAATAGTAGATCTTAAGATTCTATACATTGAACTTGACACTGCAGTCTATTATAACACTAATGTATACGATGAAACTGATACTTTGAAAGCACAAGTGTCTCAATCATTAACAAATTATGGAAGATCTACTAATTTAAACAGATTTGGAGGAAGATTTAAGTATTCTGACTCTGTAGCAGTTATTGACGAGACAAATAAAGCGATTACATCCAATATTACTAAAGTTATAATGCGTAGAGACTTAAAACCTGTCTTTAATGCGTTTGCTCAGTATGAATTATGCTTTGGTAATCAATTCCATGTAAACAAAGATGGTAGAAACATCAAAAGTACAGGATTTACAATTTCTGGTCGATCTGATATCCTATACTTTACAGATATTCCAAATCCAGACCTAAAAACAGGACAATTAGCAGTTATTCAGTTAGCAGAGGTTGAAGCAGACTCATCTGCTGTTGTTCTTCCATCTGCAGGAACAGTAGATTATGTAAAAGGTGAAATAATTATCAATACACTGAATATCACTAGCACAACACTTGGAAATGATCTAATTCAGATCCAAGCATTCCCAGAATCTAATGATATCATAGGTTTGAAGGATTTATACCTTCAATTAGACATGTCGAATACTAAGATAAATATGGTCAGAGACACGATATCTTCTGGACAGCAAATATCTGGAATTGGATATAGGACAACCTCTAGTTACTCAAATGGTACTATAATTAGGTCATAAAACGAATGATAGAAACCTACAGTCCACTATCTTCTAGGGTTAAGACCTATCAAGTTGTCGGAGATCAGACTCCAGAGTTTGCAAAGGCAGAAAACCCATTACTAGAAGAATTTTTAAAGCAATATTACATATCACAAGAACATCAAGGTGGTTCTCTTGATATTGGGGAGAATATTGACAAATATATTAAGATTGATAATTTAACTAAGGAAGTTATAGCAGGAGTTGCAACTGTTGCGTCTGGTATCGACTCTACAACAGATACTATAACAGTTTCTCCTAATACTAAAGGATTTCCACAAGAGTATGGTCTTTTAAAGATTGATAATGAGATTATAACATATACAGGTGTAACTACTAATACATTTACAGGATGCACAAGAGGGTTTAGTGGCATTACAACATACCGTACTACCAATGACCCATACAATCTAACATATACTGATACTACACCTGATAAACACGATTCTGGAGCAAGTATACAGAATTTAAGTGCATTATTCTTACAAGAGTTCTATACTAAGTTAAAAGCACAATATACACCTGGTCTAGAGGGTGTCACACTAAGTCCTGAGCTTAATGTTAACAACTTTATAAAAGAAGCAAGAAATTTATATGAATCTAAAGGTACTGATGAGTCATTTAAGATTTTATTCAAGGCATTATTTGGTTTAGAACCAAAAATCAACGATCTTGAGAAATATCTAATAAAACCATCATTTGCCAACTACTTAAGAAGAGAATCTTTTGCTGTTAGGGTAATAGAAGGTGATCCACTTAAATTAATAGGTCAAACACTATACCAAGATAATGAAATAGGTAATGACATAGTAAATGGTGCGTCAGGACCTATTTCTGATGTTGTACAGATAAGAGATGACTATTATCGCATATCTGTGTTCATTGGTTTTGATGATAAGGACTTAATTGAAGGTAATTTTGTAATACCTGGCAAAACACAGGCAGTAGGCACAATTGGAATTGGTGCAACAGTCATTACGGTTGATTCTACCATAGGATTTGGAAAAACAGGTACTTTCCAAGTAGGAGTAGCTGATGATTCGTTCTATCAGACATTAGACTACTCAGAAAAGACTATAAACCAGTTTATCGGTGTTACAACTGCGTTAAAAGAGATTCCATCAGCAACTGAGTTATATGCACCTACTTTAGTCTATGGATTTGAAGATAACGACTTAACTAAGCGAGTCAACATGAGATTGACTGGTGTAATTAGTGGTTTTGAGTCTTTACAGAACTTATATGGACTAACTGAGCAATCTAGGATACAAGTTAAGAATTTAGGTAGATATGTCAAGAATCCACCAACAGATAAAACATATTCGCAAGTATTTTTCAATTCTTGGATTTATAACACTAGTGCAAGGTATGAAGTAGAACAATTCTTTGGAACTACCTTTAGATTGAAGGGTAGGATTGATAAAGCAAGTATAAAGTTGAACGATACTGTTGAGATCGTCATTAGAAACACTCAGACGGTCGTTGCAACGGGTTTAAATGTAAACTTCGTAAATACTGCACTAAATGAGGTAACTCTCTCAGGAACCATTACAGCTGCCTCTGGTGTTAGCTATGATATAAGAAGAATTCAAGAAAAAGCGACAAGTACAGGAGTTCCTATTGTTGGTGGTCAAGATCAGATACTTGCAGATGTAACTAACACATATATTCTTGATGCTAAGTATTCTCCTACTGATTTAAAGGAAGGTTATGTTGCATCTAACTCTATTCCTTCATATGACATAACAACTGAGAAAATAACTGCAACATTGACAGATCCTAAGATAGGAAATGCTGATTTTGAAGGATATGATGTTTTAACCAATAGATACACAATTTTCTCGTTTCCAAGCAGTGTACCTTTCAAAACTGGAGAAGAAGTCTCATATGTCCCAAGAGGAGACACTACACCGATTGGTGGACTAACTCAAGCATCATATTTTGTTGAAGTATTGTCACCAAACAATAAAATTAAGTTATATCAGTCAAGATCGTTTATTCCTTCTGGATTATCAGTTGGATTTGTTCCTACAGAGCTTCCTACAGGAATTCATGACTTTATTCGTGCAGAACAAGCAAGAGAGTCTATTTTTCCTTCTGGATCACTTAAAAGGTTCATTCTTGATCAAAACCTTACTGATGGCACAAAACCAAAGACAACATCCGAACCAACACAAACTGGAACAACTGGAATGTTGGTTAATGGTGTTGAAATTACAAATTACAAATCTGAGAAGTGTATTTACTACGGTCCTGTAAGATCCTTTGAAATAGTCAATGCAGGTGAAGGATATGATGTTTCATTCCCACCTTCAGTCGGTTTTGAGACTAGTACGACTGGTATCAACACTGCTTATGGTAGAGTATCAGTTGCAGGTAGTGTTACTGACATTTTAGTAGATCCTGTCGAATATGAGATTAAAAATGTAGTATCTGTCGATGTTCATGGTGGAAATGGATCTGGAGCAAGAGCAGAAGCAATAACTGAACTAGCATACAGATCACTTACTTTTAATGCTAAAAAGTTTGCAATAGGTGGTAATATTGATGTTTCATCAGATAGATTCATTTTAAACAAAGAACATTTCTATAAAACAGGTGATAGAGTAATATACAATGCAAATAACAATAATCCAATAGCACTTTCTACTAGCACTGCTGTTGGGGTTGATACTGGTCTTGTACAAGGTCAATCTTACTATGTTGGTGTTGCAGCAACAAATATATTCCAAATTTACAGAAATAAGTCTGATGCAGTATCAGGTGTCAATACAGTAAGTTTTGGTTCTACTGCAGGTGACTCAAATGTTGGTATTCATCAATTTAATGATTATGAGACTAAAAGGAGAATATCTAGAATTGCTATAATTGATAGTGGATCAGGTTACACTAATAGAAAAATATCAGTAAGTCCAACAGGAACTATTGGTGCAATCAGCACTGCTAGAGATTTTATCTCATTCCCTAATCATGGATTCAAAGATGGTGAGGTTATTCATTACAGTTCAGATGATACTGCAATAACTGGTTTATCTACAACTGCACAATACCAAGTATTAACAATAGATGATAATAGTTTTAGATTATGTAATTCTGGTCTAGCAACTACAAGATTACCTGATCAAACAAATTATCTTAATAAGTTATACACTAGATTTGATTCTACTGGTTCTGGATATCAAAACTTCTTTTATCCTGCGGTAACTGTTGATATTAATGTTGTTACAAGTGATGACGCTAATAGAACTATAGAAGCAAATCCTATTGTTCGTGGTAAGGTTGTTGATACTATTCTTTATGATGAAGGTCGTGATTATGGATCTAATATCATCAATTTTGAAAAAACACCAATAGTAACTACAAATTATGGTGAGTTGGGTCAGATTGGACTAACTATTGTTAATGGTAGAATAACAGATGCTTTTGTCCAAGCAGCAGGTCAGAACTATGACGGTCCTCCTGATTTAGAAGTTATTGGAGTAGGAACTGCAAATGGTGCTAGACTTCGTGCTATAATGTCTGGTGGATCTATTGATGAAGTCAAAGTTCTAGCATCAGGTGTTGGATATGCATTATCAACTTCATCAGTAACAGTTCTTGCACCAGGCAACGCTGCTACATTTGCTAGTAATATTAGAAAACTAACAGGTAATAAATTTAAGACTAGTCAAACAACTAATGGAGATTATCTAGGTGCTGTTGAGGGTGGATTAGCAATAGAAAGTGTTGGATATGGTGAAACAGTTAGAACTGTATTTAATGATGACGGTGTAGGTCACTCTCCTGTTATAGGTTGGGCATATGATGGAAACCCAATATACGGTCCTTTTGGATTCTCAGATAGAGACAATAATCAATCTGGATCTAGAAGAATGCTTTCTTCTTACAAGTTAGATCAATCTAGAGTTAAGAATAGACCAAGCACCGCAGATTTTGTAGCAGGATACTTTACAGAAGATTATTATTATGATGCTAGTGGTGACTTAGATGAGCACAATGGTAGATTCTGTAAAACACCTGAGTTTACTCAAGGAATATATGCATACTTTGCAACTGTAGATAACTTAATTCAACCTGAGTTTCCATACTACATTGGTCACACTTACAGAGGATTCCCAATATCAGAGAACATACAAGTAGGTAGTAAGATAAAACAAAGTAACTTTGACTTTGAAAACTCAGAATTAGTTAGAAACACAAATCCATACAACATGTTTGGTAGTGGTGTATCATATGATTATGTGGTTCAACCATACAAATCAATTAATAATGTTGCCTTCCCTGATAGAATACTATCTGGATCAATAGACAATATTAAAATTGTCCAACCAGGCATAGGGTATACTGTTGGCACACCATTGAATTTTGATAATGCAGATACTGGTGGAACTAATGCATATGCAACTGTAAATAAAATCAATGGTCAGGAAGTAAGTAGAATTAGCACTGTCTTTAATAAATTTGAAGATATAATTTTCTCATGGGGTGGAGGAAATAGAGTTATTGGTTATAGAAAACCATTCCATCAATTAGAGTCAAGTGACTTTGTACAGGTTTCTGGATTGTCTAGTAGTATTATTGGATTAACTGGATCACATCAAATTAGTTTAGTTGACTATTCAACATCTTTACTCGATGATGGGTTTGTTGGTATCTTTACTGATATTAGAGTACAATCTATTGCTCCTACGGTTTCTGTTGGTGCTACTATTGGATTCTCGACACAGATAGTCAATGCAGGTATAGGCACAACTGTTGGTGTTGGATCAGAGACTGCACAGATTTTAAATATATTCCCTGATGATCAAGTATTAAGAATTCGTAGATCAGGTGCTGCTGCAACTACAGGTATTCTTGGTATTGGAGTTTCATACTTTACAGATCAAATTATAATTCCACTAGGAGTTGAGTACTTTGAGTCTCAACCAGATAGAAAGATATACTTCAACCCAACAGAGTCTGTTGGATTTGGTACTACAGTAAGTCAAACTATAACTAGATCTTATCAGTATATGGGTGTTACCAAAGATAGATCTTTATTAACAAAAACAATACATTTACAAAATCATGGTTTACAAACTAATGATGAATTGAATTTTTCTGTTCCTGCAGGAGGATCTAATATTTCTTGTGCCACATCATCAATATATGCAGGTACATTCAATCTTCCATCAACAGTTTTCGCAGTTAAGAAGACTGAGGATACAATAGGAATAAAAACAACTAAAACTTCTGCAGATATAACATTTATTAGTGGTGGATCTAATGTATATGATTATTTGTTTGAGAAAATAGAACCAGTTAAAGTTACAGGTACAGTTGAGAAAATTGCAACCACTATTGAAACTACTGTTGACCATAGTTTAGAAGATGACGATATAATTGACTTAATTGTAAAACCAGGTCTTTCAACTGGTATTGGTACAACAACATACACTAAATTAAAAGTTATTGATAATTATCTAATTACTAATCCTCTTGAGATTGCTGCATCTGGAATAAGAACAGATACAAACAGAATTACATCAAATGATCATAGATTAGTTACAGGTGACAGAATATTGTATTATGGTGCAAATTTACCTGATGGTATTAGTCAAAAAGAATACTATGTTGTTAGAGTAGATGACAATACAATATCTCTTACAAATACTTTTGCAGAAACTGTAGGTGTACCTGTTCTTGTCAATATGACAAGTCAAGGTGGATCTGGTCAAACAATAAACCCAATAAACCCACAATTAAGACCTTTCAAGAATAATGATTTGGTCTTTGATATGAGTGATCCAAGTCTAACAGGTTATCAGTTAAAATTCTACTATGATACGAATTATTTCAATGAATTTGTTGGATCTGCCACAAGTGAGACTTTTGAAGTTGTTGGTGTAAGCACATTAGCAACTGTTGGTATTGGATCTACTATTCCTACCTTTGATAACCCATTCCATCCAACTACAATTCTTAAATATGCAGATAGTTCTCCAGAACTGTTATTCTACAATATTTTTGGAACTAGTGGTGTTACAACTACTAAAAACACTAGTGTAACCAATCAATCTCAAATAAAATATGTTGATAGTGGATATGTTGGAAAATTCAATATCGTAGGTGTATCAAATACTGAATTTAAGGTCAATCTAAGATTTGCTCCTGAGTCTTTACAATACACTAGTGCTAACTGCGATAACTTATCATATACAACAAAATCACCAAATGCTAATGGTGGTATATCATCAATAAGCATTATTAACCGTGGAATAAATTATCAAACAGTTCCTGGCATCAGTAGTGTTGCAGGAAGTGGTTCTAATGCAATATTGATAGCAGAATCAGTAGATATCAATAGATTATCAGAAGTTTCAGTTCCTGATGATGTTTTTGGTTATCCATCTGATAATACTTTAAAACCAGATGCTTTTATACCTAGAGTTCTTACTATTGCTGATTATTCAACTATTGTAGATGTTAGAGTATCATTTGGTGGTAGAGCATATATTACCGCACCTCAACTTGTTATATTTGATAAAGGAACAGGTGAAATTGTAGATAGTGGACTTATAACTTGTGATTTAAGTGATTCTGCTGTTACCAGTGCAACTATTAGTGTGCCACCTTCGGGATTGTCTGAAAATGAATTTGGAGTAGTACCTACAAGAAATAGTAATGGTATTGCAGTATTAGAAGCATTTGCCGATGCAGGTATATTAACATGTAAGATATCCACTCCAATTTTAGGATATAAGAAAGAACCCATTGCAATTGGAGATTCTATATTCTTAGAAGGTATTACCTCTTATGATGGCACTGGATATAACTCTGCAGACTATAAATTTACACCATTTAGAGTTAGTGATTATAACAATGCAACAAACCCAAGACAGGTTACTTTTGACTATACTGGTTTTACTACAAATCCAGGTATAGGTGTAACTGCAATATATGGATTTGGTAATATAACTAAGTTTGAAAATCTTGCAACATTTGTTGTTACTAAGGGATTCTCAACATTTGTCCAGAATGAGAAGTTTAAGAGAAATACTAATCCTTTTGCTGATGTTAGATTAGACTTTGTTAATGTCAATACTGCTAATATTATTGTTAGTGGTGCTGAAGATTTAGAAGTTGGAGATATTTTAATTGGTAAATTGAGTGGATCATCTGCTAGAATTACTGGAGTAGAGGAATTTGATGGTAATTTCAATATACAGGCATCTGTTAAAACAACAGTTGGTTGGAGAGATAATGTTGGATTGATCAATGATACAAACCAAGTATTACCAGATAACGACTATTATCAGAATTTATCATATGCTATTGAGAGTCCTAAGACATATGAAGACTTAATTACCTATGTTAATGATATTGTACACCCAACAGGTCTTAAAAACTTTGCTAACACTGAGATTATAACAGATGCACAATTACCAGGTTACAAGAGTGTAGGTGAAACATTTACTCCTGCCGAAGATAAAGGTGGATTAGTATTAGACTTTATCAACGAACCACTCAGAGTTGATGCAATATATCCTGCTGATCTAGGAAGAGACTTCCAATCACAAGATAATATATCCAAGTTTATAGAACTTAGAAGCACTAGACTTGCTGATTTCATATTGAATAAGACAAACAGAGTTTTATCTCATGATGATATTAGTCCTCAGTTTGTGTCTAATGATTCTAATGATCTAAGTCCTTATAGAATTGTTGCTACTTATCCTGCTCCTAGAAAATTCCAAAGATTCTTTACTCAAACTGTTCATCAAGCAGAAGATCCTGCAAAAAATCAATATCAATTAAATGAGTTTATTTCATTAACTGTTGGTCAAGATACATTCTTACTACAAAAATACGAAGATAAAAATTATGATCAACTAGGTTTCTCAACAAGTTATGTTCAATTTGACACTAGTTATGCGTCTAATGCTACAGATCTAATAATAAGACCTAATGAACCATTTGATACTGACTACGAAGTTAAAACTTTCCAATCAAACTTCTCAGATACTATTGGAGTGGGAACCACTGCATTTGGTCATATTAGATTAGAATCGTCAGTTAGCACAGTAGGTGGAGCAAATACATTAGGAGTTGCTCTTACAAGTAATGTTCTTGGTGTTTCTACAATAACAACTGAAGCTGCTGTAGTGCAATTTGTTGTAAGTGACCTATCAACTAATCAAGTTGATTACTTTGAATATGCAGCAATGCATAATGGTTCTGACACATATCTAACAGAATTAGCAGCATTTAACTCAAAACAAAATTTAAGTGGTTTATCATCACCTGAGTTTATTGGAACTATCACTTCTCAGATAGATGGTGGTTTATTAAAGTTTGATTTCTTGAATGGAAGTCAGAATACAGTAGAAGTCAAATCTAAAATGATTGCTGTAGATCCTTCAGTGGTAGGAGCTACAACAAATTACAGATTTAAGAATACTACATTTGACCCAGATGGAACTGAAAGAACTGCAAGATTAGAAGTTACAAGTCAAGCAAAAGCAGGTATTGCTACTGTTTGCGGTATTGCTAGTATTAGAGATTTATCTGTTAAGTCTACAATCCATGTTGCAATAGGTGATACACAATCTATCCATCAAATATACTTATTAACTGATCCATATAATCAACAAAACTTTATAACTGAGTATCCATTAGCGTCTGTTGGTGCTACAATGGGAATTGGTACATTTGGATCTACTTACAGACCTGATGGTCATATCAATCTTGAGTTCCATCCATCAGTTTCTGGTATAGTTAGTGTCAGTGCATATAACGAAATCTTATACAAAGACGAAGATCCTAATGGTTTACTAGCAGGTATTGGTGAACTTTCTTATGGATCTGCTTTTGAGAGCGTTGCACAAACCAAATACTTAGGAATAAACAATAGAGATAGCAGATCATTTGCGATAAAGCATCAAGGAGTTCCAATATATGCACAAGAAACCAATATTGCTGATCCTAATGCTCTTGATAGAGTTACAGGTACATTTAAGCAACAGCACTTCTTCCAGACTTTTGAGCAACTAGTATACAAACCAGATTCAAACCTAATAGGTATTGGCGGTACTGCTCTTGTATATCAGACAGGTGCAGGTGTAACTGGTTATCTTCCTGATCTTGTTTTTGCGATAAAGGACAATGAGGAAGAATATAGAATAGCATTAACAAAAAATGACGCAATATCAGGTGCTGCAGTAACATTCTTACCTGGTTCTGGTGCGGGTAATAAACATAGATTCTCGATGGCAAAGAGAGATTCTAAGTCAATGGTGACTATTAGCGGTCTTGTTCAGAAACCAATAACTTATACATCAGTTAACTACGATTTACAAGTGCCTGTTGCAGGATTTGTCACCGCATTTGTATTAAGTGGTATTGGATCAATCTTATCTGGAGATCTTATTAGAATAGAAGATGAATATTCTATTGTAAGAAATGTTGGTGTAGGTACAACTAGTTTAGGTCCTGCTGTTGGTATAGGAACTTGGAGTCTAGTTGAGGTAGAAAGAGGTGCAGTTGGTACTGCTGCTACTCCACACGCTGCAGGACAACCTGCTAGGATCTTTAGAGGGTCATTCCAGATATTAGATAGTAATATACACTTTACACAAGCACCTCTTGGTGGTGATTTAGGTTTACTTAATCCTGGCAACTTACCATATCCTAGAGCAACCTTTGGTGGAAGAACATTCTTAAGACAAGATTACCTCAAGAATCAATTATTTGATGACATATCAAACTCATTCGATGGATTAGAGACTACCTATCCATTAACATCTGTTGGTGGAGCAGTTACTGGTATTGGAACCACAGGTGGTAACGGTGTATTATTCATCAATAATATATTCCAAGCACCATTTAGTGAAAATAATACTGATGCAAACTTTAAAATTATAGAAAATGCGGGAATTGCTTCAGTTCAATTTACTGGTGTTAGTTCGGAAGGATTTACGACACCGATAATAGACATTGGTGATGTCAACGAGAACCAATTACCGAGAGGTGGAATTATTATATCTGCAGGATCTACGCCAGGTAGAGGTTATGCTCCTTTTGTCGGTGCAAAAGTAGTTCCTCAATTAGATTCTAGCGGTACTATTACAGGTGTTATTGGTATTCCTACATCAGAAGGTACAGGATTCCAGATCAGCACCGCACAGTATAATAATGTAACTGGTATATTATCAGTAACAACCGCAACAAATCACGGTCTTACTATTGATGATCAAATAAAACTCGTTGGATTATACTTTACATGTCCTAAAGATGATGTAGGAACACCCACAAACTTTGTGTACAATCCTGCAACTGGCATATCAACAGTTACTTTGAACAATCATGGATTGGCAAATGGTGACTCAATTAGTTTCAGAGCTAACTCATTGACACTTAGTTGTACAATGGGAACTGGTAATAAGACATATCCTCGTCCAACTGATCCTCTTGCAGGTAATGGTCAGTATCTAACAGTGTCTAATGTCACTACAAACACCTTTAGAGTTAATGTAGGTGCTGCAGGTAGTAATGTTTATTGGAATCCTTCGGATGCAGACTATGATCCTAATGCAGGTATCATGACAGTAACCATTGGTACACATGATCTATATGTTGGAAAAGGTGTTGTAATACCAGATAATACATTTACATTTACTTGTTTGCAAGATGGTAACACTGCACAGAAGACATATCCTCGTGCAACTGATCCAGTATCGGGTGCATCTATTGATGTTGTCGCAGTTGGAACAGCAACAGCAAATATATCTACCGCAATTTACGATCCTACAGCAGGTATTTTAACAGCAACCTCTGCAGGTCATAACCTTATGGTTGGTAATAGAATACAAATTGCGGGTAATTCTCTAACATTTACATGTAGTAAAGATAACCACGCAACTTATCATCCATATCCTAGACTAGGTGACCCAATAAGAGACAAATGGGTTGCAGTAGCAAGTACAACAGTTAATACATTCTCTATAGATGTAGGATCATCTAGTGGACTGTATCCTCATTATGATGCAAGTGATCATTTATTATACTCTGTTGCTACGGGTGCGTTGATAAAACAGACGGGAACTATAGATCTTAATGTTGGTACTGGAGGAACTGGAACATCTGCACATACATTTGTTAGTGCTGCTACAAGTTCAGTTCAGCATTTACCACAATCTGCACATACATTTGTATCAGCAGCAACTAATGCAGTTCAAACTCTTAACTATGTTGGTGTTACTACTAACATCTTCCCTGACTATGATCAGTCAACTGACATAACACAAATTATATCACCTACAATATTCAATACTTTTGTAGGACCTAGCACTATTCCTCACATATACAACGGTGGTGGATCACCTTATGCATTCAAGTATTTGGATGATTTAACATTTGGTTCTGGTTATAATCAACTTTTAGGAACAGTATCAATTGGTGTATCTGATCCACTTGCAGGATCAGGAGCAACTATTACAGCAACTGTTGGTGCAGGTGGTTCATTAATCTTTAGTGTTGATCATGCAGGTGCAGGATATACTAGTGGCACACAATTATTTGCTCCTGATCCTAATGGATCTAATTTAGCAATCGCAGGTCTTTACAGATTAGGACTTGGTAATACTACAACTACAGGTGTAGGTGCTTCTATTACTGTGGATATTATTGGAGTAAGCACAAACACAGGTGCAGGTTCTACACTATTTGAAGTTTCTAAATGGGAATTTAGCAAACCTGGTTATGGATTTAAGATAGGTGACAAATTCACATTAGCTGGATTATCAACTGATCCTACTGCAGGTGACGACTTTATGCCATTTGAAATAACAGTTTCTAATATATTCAATGATGATATTTCTGCATGGCAGTTTGGACAACTAGATTACATTGATAATATCAAACCATTCCAAAATGGAAGAGACAAGAGATTCCCACTTTACTACCAAAACCAATTAGTCAGTTTTGAAAGAGATCTTGATGATCCACAGTCTAGACTTATACAGTTAGATTCTGTTCTACTGATATTTGTAAATGGTGTTCTACAAGAACCTGGCGTAAACTATGAGTTTGAAGGTGGAACATCCATATCATTTGACTCTGCACCAACAGATGAAGATGATGTGTTTATATTCTTCTACAGAGGAACAGTTGGTCAAGATAGTTTCATATTTGATGTTAATGAAACTATTAAAGAAGGTGACATATTAGAATTGTTCAAGAGTGCAGAACTTGAACTTAATAATGTCGTCAGAGACACAACCAACTTTGCACAAAGAGATGAAAGAGTAATTCAAAGAATTGCAACAGCATCTATTGTTGAGACACCGTTCTATCAAGGTAGTGGTGTTAACAACAATGACTTTAAACCTGTAAGATGGACTAAACAAAAACAAGATATTGAATATGGTGGTGGACTAATTCCTAAAGCAAGGGATCAATATGAAGCACAAATAACACCTATTTGTAATGTCTTAGCATCTATTGCTTCTACTGACACATTCTTGTTTACTAATCACACAGAACGCTTTAGAGATCTTGATGGTAACTTAGCAGATGCGTTTAGTTTATTTGTACATGCCTCTAATGTAGGATTTGGAACTACTGCACAGGCAGGTGTTAACTATGAGGTTTGGGGTGACATTGATCCATTGAATACTGATGTTAAAGGATATACTGGTTTAATTACTGGTATAACAACATCAGCAGGTATTGGAACTGATCTTGGTCTTGTATTACAATTAGATACTAACAATCTAATTAATGAATTTAATGCTTCTTATGTACAAGATTTAGAGGCAGGTTATCCAATTCAAGTTTATGGATCAGGAATACAACCTGTTGCAGGTGTGATTACCAGTATTGATAGTCATGATTCCGATATAGTTGGTATCAGCACCTTTGATGTGGACAATATATACTATGTCTCTGCGATAGCTTGGGATGGTAGTTCTAGAACAGGTGTTATTACATGTAATATACACTCTGGAACTGATGTAAGTGGACTAGTTGGTGTTGGTTCAACACTACATCCTGCAGCAAGGTTAACATGGGGAAGATTCTCTTCTGCATTGAGAAGTGTACCATATCCTCTCAACATCTCTGTTAAAGGTTTGAATTATAATCAAGACCTAGACGAATGGCCAACCGCCAAGCGTATGAACATTGGGTTGCGTAATACTGGAGCACTCAATAAAACCTTATAAATATCAAAATAGTAAGACCCTTTTTATAGAATATTGCAATGGCAGCAATTATAACCGATCAATTTAGGATTATCAACGCTAATAACTTCATGGATGATGTTACTAGTGGGGATAACTCTTACTATGCTTTTCTTGGATTAGCAAATCCTACAGTATCGGGATTCGGACGCACAGATACTTGGAATAGCACAGTTGTTCAACCACCATCACCCGTAGATAGTATCAATTATAATAATCATGTATATGATACTATGTTATTTGGAAGAAAGATATTTCCTGGCGATGTAAGAAGATTAATTAGAAAGGTGAATTGGACAAAGGGTACATCATATGATATGTACCGTCATGATTATAGCACAACAAATCGTTCTTTGGTTTCTAACTCTAGTAGATTATATTCATCAAGTTATTATGTTATGAATAAAGACTATAGAGTCTATGTTTGTATTAATAATGGATCTGCAGGTATAACTACGATTGCTAGTGCATCATTAGATGAACCTGGTTTTACTGACTTAGAACCATCTTCTGCAGGTGTAAGTGGTGATGGTTATCTTTGGAAGTACATGTTTACTGTACCTCCTGCTGATATTGTAAAATTTGACTCTACTGAATATGTTGCTGTTCCTAACGATTGGGAGACAACAACTAATGCAGATGTGAAAGTTGTTAGAGATAATGGAGATTCAACTGTTAATAATAACCAGATAAAGGTTGTATCTATAGATGATCCTGGCAGAGGATATAATTTCCTTTCTAGTCCTGTAGAAGTTGATATACTAGGTGATGGGTCTGGAGGAAAAGTAAGAATCTTAACCAATACGAATGGTGAGATTATACAAGCACAAGTAACTCAAGGAGGGCAAGGTTACAGTTATGGGCGTGTTGATCTATCTTCTATTAATACTAATGTTTCAACTAATGGTAGGTTCGCCAAATTAAGTCCTATTATACCACCAACTCTAGGGCATGGATTCAATGCTTATAAAGAGTTAGGAACTGATAAGGTTTTAATATACACTAGATTTGACGCATCTTCTTATGACTTTGTACCTGATACAATATTTGGTCAGGTTGGACTAGTTAGAAATCCTCAAGCAGTTGGTGCTTCTGGAACTACTTTCCTACAAACATCAGAATTTTCTGCACTAAAATCTATTAAATTTACAGGAGACACTTCACAGGCTCTTGGTATTGGTACAGTTATAGAACAAAATATAACTGGTGTAGGAACTGCTAGAGGTTATGTTGCATCTTATGATATTGATACTCAGGTAATCAAATATTTTCAAGATAGAACATTATCATTTACAAATAAGTATGATCCAACTGATAGTGCAGATGTTGCTAACCAAACTCCAGTCTTAGAATTTACATCAACTGCAAATGCTGTTACTAGTACCGCATTTAGTGTTAATGTAGATACAACCTTTAGTGGTATATCCACTGTAACCCCTGCAGGTAAGACTGTTGACTTAGGAGTTCAGTTTACAAATGGACTTGCAGATGCTGAGATAAATAAACGCAGTGGAGATTTAATTTATCTTGACAACAGACCCTCTATTACAAGAAATGAGCGTCAAAAAGAAGACATTAAAATAGTATTAGAGTTCTAAAAAGATGCCACAGCAGACCAATCTAAACATAAGTCCTTATTACGACGACTTTGACAGAACCAAGAATTTTCATAGAGTTCTTTTCAAACCAGGTTTTCCAGTACAGGCTCGTGAACTTACAACCATGCAGTCTATTCTGCAAAATCAGGTTGAACAGTTTGGTAGTCATATATTTAAAGAAGGATCTGTTGTAGTACCTGGCGGTATCACTTTTGATCCAGAATATTTTGCAGTTCAATTAGATGGAACTCACTTAGGAACTGATGTCGAAGTATATCTAGGTGCACTTAAAGGTAAAAAGATAAAGGGTCAAAGTTCTGGTGTAGTAGCAAAGGTAATTAATTGTATAACTGCATCAGCGTCTAATAACAATAATCCAACATTATATGTAAAATATATCTCACCAGGTCCTAGTGGATCTTTTGACTTTTTTGATAATTCAGAGTTGCTTATATTAGAAGACTCAGTAACTTATGGTAATACAACATTAAACTTAGGATCTTCCATAGCATCAACTATTACTGTAGATGCATGTCTAACAGGATCAGCAGCAAGTATAGCAAGTGGTGTTTATTTTGTAAGAGGTAGTTTCGTTAGAGTTAACGAACAAACACTTATATTAGATCAATATACAAATGATAGCACATACAGAGTAGGTTTGCAAGTTGTTGAGACAGAAGTTGCTGCAAAAGAAGATAACTCTCTATATGATAATGCAAAAGGATTTTCTAACTTTGCTGCACCAGGTGCTGACAGATTAAAAATAGAATTAATTCTTGCTAAGAAACCAATAACTGATTTTGATGATACTGACTTTATAGAAGTTGTTAGAGTCAGAGAAGGAACTATTGAGAAAGAAAATAATAACAATTCACAATATAATTTAATTCTAGATTATCTTGCAAAAAGAACTCATGACGAATCTGGAGATTATGCATTAAAACCATTCATAGTTGATGTACAAGAAAGTTTAAATGATCGTCAAGGAAGTGGTGGTGTTTATTTTGAAAATGAAGTTACAAGAGAAGGAAGAGAACCAAATGATGATATAACTGCTCTTAAAATATCACCAGGCACTGCATATGTAAAAGGATATGAGTTCTCTACACAGGGAGAGATAATTGATTGTCCTAAAGCAAGATTTCTAGCAGAAGAATTTATTGAACAATCATTTACATTTAGATTAGGAAATAAACTTGTAGTACAGGATGTTAATGGTAATCCTACACAAGGATCTAAGATTGATTTACAAAGTGGTATTAGTAGTTCAATAGTTGGATCTGCAAAGGTATATAATTTTGCGTTATCAGATGCAAAATATAAAGACAATTCAACTGAGTTTGATTTACATTTATTTGATGTACAATTATTCAATACTGTAGAATTGAATGAGTATGCTACCTGGCCAAAATCAATTACTATTGAAGGTAATGAGAGTGGTGCTAGAGGTATTGCTATTGCTGCAGGAACTGCTAGTAGTTCTATAACAGTATCAAATGTATCTGGTAGATTTTTAGATGGAGAGCAAATTATATTTACCAATGATTATAATTTAACAAGATCTGCACTTAAAGTAATTAGATATGATATTAATAATGTAGAGAATCTATCACAAACTGGATTCTATGCTAAGAAAAAATTATTCAATGTACTACCTGTAGGATTTGATAAGACTGATCCTGTTCAGATTGCCACTAATGGAACTGTCACATGTCCTGGCAAAACATTTGAGGTATTCAGACCTGGTCAAATTATAACATATACAGTGCCTGGTGCATCTTTACCTAGTCGTAATGTTGTATCTGAAGTTAATGCAGATGGTAGTGATATGAAACTAGCTGCATTAACATCAGTTCCACTGATATATAATGGAGCTTTACCTAGTGGTACATATACAGGTGCAATATTCTTAGGTCAACAACAGTTATCTAAAGAAGATAATTCTGGATTATATTTACCATTTCCTAAGAGCACTATTGGTGAAGTAGATCTTACTGATGCAGAACTATTATTAAGTGATCAAGTAACTAACGAATCTACAGATGCCAATGGAGTATTAGTTGTAAACACTAGTGCTTTAAGTCTTAATGATGTTACTTTTGTAGCATTCGACCAAGAGAGATATCAAGTAACTTATAGTGATGGAACAATTGCAACGATAGACGATTCTCAAGTTGTCATAACAAGTGACACATTAACAATCAATAACTTACAATTTAGTGAGACTGGTGTAGAGGTTAATGTAACTGTTGTTAAGAGTAATATAAGAAGTAAAGTAAAAGAATTTAAAAAGAGTCAGTCAGTTACTATAACAAGATCTTCTAATGCTGCATCTGGTTCTAATTCTAATATTAGTCTTAATGATGGATTAACAAATTCAGCACTCTATGGTTTAAGGGTACAAGATGCCGATATATCTTTAAATTGTCCTGATGCAGTAAATGTAGTTTGTATCTATGAATCATTAGATGCAAATGCTCCAATATTTGATAAGTTAGCATTTACATCAACTGATCCTATTTTCCAGAATGCTATTGTTGGTGAAAATATAATTGGTGAGACATCAAATGCTGTTGCAAGAATTGTAGAAGTTGATGTAGGTAATAGTAATATTAGTATTGTATATCAGACTATTGATAAATTTACTCTACTTGAGAATTTAACATTTAGTGAATCTAATTCTACTGCAGTCTTACAAAATATTATTAATGGTAAGTTTAAAGATATTACCGATAGTTATCTTTTAGATAAAGGTCAGAAAGAACAATATTATGGATATTCTTTCATATCAAGACTCAATGATAATTACATACCAACAAAACAAATTACAGTTATATTTGATAAGTATGATATTCCAGCTACAGATACTGGAGATGTATTTACTGTTGCTAGTTATGACCCAGAAAGATTTACTAAAGATGTCCCTGAGATTGGTATAGGTAGAAAAAGAGCAACTGACACTCTTGATTTTAGACCTAGAGTTGCTGCATATGATCCTGCAACTGCAGTATACAGTCCATTTGATCCTTGGAATAGAGAAGGTATTCTTAGCAGTGCAAGAAAATTAACACCAAACGAATCTTCTAAATTTAAGTTTAAAAACTATCTTGCCAGAATGGATAAGTTAGTTCTTAAACCTAGTGATGGCATGACATTACTTCAAGGTGTAGATCAAGAAGTTCCTCAACCACCTGCTGATCAACCAGATGCTATGACAATAGCAACTATTGTTTGGCCACCATATACATTTGATGTTGAAGATGTACAAATATTTTTAGTTGATAATCGTAGATACACAATGCGTGACATTGGTGTAATTGAGGATAGAGTGCAGCATTTAGAGAATGTTACAACACTATCTTTCTTAGAACAGAAAATTGAAAATTTACAAATTAAAGATGCTGATGGACTTGATAGATTTAAGAGTGGATTCTTTGCAGACTCATTTAAGAGTAGAGATTTAACTGATCCTGCATCACCTGTTGATATTGATATTAAAAAAGGCATGATGATGCCATTGAAAGATTTCAATTCAATAGATGTTAATCCAGTCCCATCATCAGAAGTTCCTCCTGAGCAATTAGATAATGAAGTAGACTATGATTTATTAGATGAGAATACTCAGAAGACTGGTAGAATGGTTTCTCTTAAGTATGAAGAGGTGACAATGGTTGAACAGACCTTTGCTACCAGAGTAGAAAACTTAAACCCATTCTTAGTTCATGACTATACAGGTACATTAAAATTAAATCCTACAAGTGATAACTGGATCAATACTGTAAACACAACAGGAGTAACAAAGAATAAAACTATTAAGAGACAAACTGTAGATACTAGAGTTAGTTTAACAGAAATAAATGGTGGATTTGGTGAAGATGCATTAGCATTAAGTTCTGTAGATAGAGTTCAAAAAGTTGAGAGAGATGATATTACATCAGAAAATACTTTTATAGAAAGTGAAACATTTGATCCTTTCATAAGATCAAGAAATATAGAATATAGAGCAAGTGGATTAAGACCAAACTCTAGATATTATCAATTCTTTGATGATCAAGGAAATGTAGATGTTGTTCCTAAGATTATAGGTGTTGATAATGTTGTTGGTGCGTTCAGTGTCGGAGAAACAATCACAGCATTAGTTAATGGTGAAACATATCGTTTTAGACTCTGTAGACCAGATCATAAAAAAGGACCTTTCGCTGCTCCTACAAAAACATATCAAGCAAATCCTTTAGATATAAACGAGACATTACCTACAGCATATTCACAGGGTTCTACTATAATCAATATTGATACTGCAGCACTTGCTCAATCAGCACAAGGAGATTTCTTTGGTTTTCTTCCTATAGGAACTGTAGTAGCAGGACAAACTAGTGGTGCACAGGCAACTATCAGAAATCTAACACTAAACTCAGATGGATTTGGTGACTTAATTGCTGCTATGTGGATTAGAGATCCATATTCAACACCAGAACCACTTGCAAAAATTAGATCTGGTGAGAGGGAAGTTAAGGTTACTACTGATAATAATAACTTAGAAGATATTAGGGGTGGAACAACCATATCAGATGCAACTGCTGTATTTTCTGCAACAGGAACTACAAGAGTTATACAAACTGATGTAAGTGTAACAACATTAGAGACTACAACAATACAAAGAGATGTAACTATTACATTTACTAATAGAACAACTCCACCACCTCCACCACCTCCTGCACCTGTTATAATCAGACAAGAGGTAGTAGCAGAGGCTCCACAAAGAGGAAGAAGAAGTCGTTGGAGAAGAAGAAATAGATGGAGAAGAAGAATAAGGAGGAATAGAAGAGCAAGAAGAGGAAGAAGAGGAAGGAGAGGTGGAAGAGATCCCTTGGCACAATCATTCAGAGTGGGTGAGGAAGGAGCATATGTAACATCAGTTGACATATTCTTTGCTGAGGTTGAAGATCCAGCTGTGCCTTGGTGGGTAGAAATAAGAACAATGGAAGTGGGATTACCAACAGAACAATTGGTATCTCCTGATGCTAGAGTTGATTTAGATGCTAGTGAAGCATTAGTGTCTTCTGATGCATCAGTTCCAACTAATATTGCATTCCCATGCCCAATATACTTAGAACCTGAGACAGAATACTGTTTTGTTGTAGGATCACCTTTCAACACATACGAAGTATTTACAGCAGAGATGGGTCAGACTGCTCTTAATGCACAAGAACTACCTGCAGCAGCAGGAAATGTTTATAGTAACCAGTTCTCAGTTGGTTCTATATTCAAGTCACAGAACGCATCTACATGGACACCATGTCAGTTTGAAGATATGTGCTTCAAACTTTATAGAGCAAACTTTACTTCAAGTGATGGAATAATTACTTTCCAGAACCCTCCAATCAGAGCTAATAATGGAACATTACCTGTATTAAAGAAAAACCCAATTCATACACTTCCCAAGAAAGCAACATTAGGAATTACAACTACCACAAATGCAGGACTTATTGGAACTGTATTTACAGTCGGTAGAACAATTGGAGATGCTTCTGCAACTTACAGATCTGCTGTAATCGAATCTACTGGAGGACCTGTAGAAGGTATTGGAGCTGATGGAATACTTGGTATTAACTCATTTGGTTCTAATTATGGAACACCTAATTCTTTTGTAAATACTTATTCTATAACAGGAAAAGGTGCAGGTTTAACACTTCATTCTGTGGTTGTTGGTACAGGTCTATCACCTATTACAGGTGTTGCTGTATCTGCAACTGGTTCTGGATATCAAGTAGGAGATCTTGTTGGTATCGTAACTGCTGATATGGGTGGTTCTGGTTCTGGAGTTAGACTTGGTATCGCTTCTCTTGGTGGATTAGATACTTTATTCCTTACAAATATTCAATCAGAAGAATTTACTGTAGGAAATAGTATAACATACAATCATAGTGCAGGAACTGTAATTGATTCTGGTTTAGATGTAACAACATATGATGCTACAGGTAGTATGTTTACAGGTGAATATGCTAAGGTTGATTGTTTCAATCATGGCATGTATGGTTCTGGTAACAAAGTTGTTATCACAGGTGCAACCCCTGACACTCTACCAACTGTCACATCTACTATAGTTAATTCTACCACGAGTGCTATTGCGATTGGTGACAGTACAGGATTTGATGTGTTTGAAGGAGTACAGGTTAGTGCAGCAAATACAGGATATGCTATAATAAACAGTGAAGTTATTTCTTACACTGCTGTTGGAATAAACACCTTAAGTGGAATTGTTAGAGGAATAGACAATACTCAAGCAATCAACCATGCTCAAGGTTCTACCATACAGAAATATGAAATATCAGGTGTTGCGTTAAACAAAATTAACAAGACACATGATGTACAGGCACTAGAGAGAAACATGGATAGTTTCTTAGTCAAGATTGATAGAGAAGGTAGATCTGTTGACATCTCTGGTATATCTCAACCACAATTATCATTTAACAGTGATGCATTTGTTGGAGGAGAGCATGTTCATTCAACCAGAAACATCATGTTTGATACTATAACACCTTTAATGGATGTATTGACACCTACTGGTACTGATGAAGTAGATATGGTTATGAGAACTGTTTCTGGTACGAGTGTAGATGGTACTGAAGTTTCTTTCTCTGATCAAGGATTTGAGGAAGTTATTATTAACAAAGAAACTAAACTACCAAATACAAGAATAATTGCATCTGAGGTTAATGAAAACAACAGATTGACAAATATGTTTAGGAACAAATCAATCACTACTAGAATGTTTATATCTAACGGTGGTAATGAATTTAGTTCCCCAATGGTTTGTTTAGACACAGCTGCGTTCAAGTTTACATCAAATAGAATTAACAAACCTATTGAAGATGATAACTACGCACATGATTCTAGAGTTAATCGTTTAACAGGAGATCCACACACCTCATACTATCAGTCTAAGGTGGTATCAATTAAAAATCCTGCAACATCATTGAAAGTTATAGTTGATGCTTTCAGACCTCAAGACTCAGACTTCAGAGTATTGTATAGTTTGATTAGACCTGATGTTAGTGAAGAAGATCAAAAGTTTGTTCTCTTCCCAGGTTACAAAAACAATATTGATACTACAGGAGATGGTTTTGGAGATACTGCTATTGATCCTAACGAGAATGATGGTCGTGCAGATAAGTTTATCGCATCATCAGATAAATTTATTGAGTATCAGTTCACTGTCAATGAAGTAGAACCCTTTACAGGATTCGTAATCAAGATAGTAATGAACGGTACAGACACTGCAAGAGTTCCTATCATTAAAAATATCAGAGCATTAGCACTAGCATGATCCCTGTTCAAGGACACGATCATCTTTTTAGAGATGAAAAAACTGGAGCGATCGTCAATGAAGATCAATCCAGTTATCAAACATATATGCAAATGAAAAAGAAAAAGAAAAAAGATCGTGCAGAAATTGATGAAATGAAAAATGACATCAGTGAAATGAAAAAAATGATTGAATTGTTAGTAAGAAAAACAATTGTAGAAAAGTCATGAGAGATCCTAAACAAGAATTTCTAAGATTTCATTACGGTGATGATGCTGTACAGAGTAATTTTAGTAATCTAAATGACTTGGAAATCATAAGAAATGATATAGATCGTATAGATAAAAACCTATCTGAAGTTAAATCTCAGTTACAAGAGCTTGTATTGGAGTTAAGGAAGCTAAATACCTTATAGGATAATAGTCGGCATAAAAGATGGCAGTATATGTCTCTAACCTGCAGATTGAATCAGGCTGTGATTTTGAGCATTTATTTGCTCTTGGTGATAATGATAATCAAACAGTCTTAAATCTAGCGGGATTCACAGCATCATCACAACTGCGTAAATGGGCAGGTGCAACAAGTTATGTTGCCTTTGCATCGACGGTATCTAGTCCATTGGAGGGTGAAATAAAAATCTCTATGGCAAGCACTATAACAACCGACATAAAACCTGGTCGTTATCTGTATGATGTTGTCTTGAATGATGGTACGCAAAAGGTAAAAGTCGTTGAAGGAATGGTCACTGTACGAGCAGGGGTAACAAGGTAATGCCATCATTAAGAGTTGGTACTGGCAGCCAAGTAAAGGTAATTGCTAGTGGAGCATTAGGAGGCGGTGGAGGAGGTAAACTAGTTTTACTCTCTGATGTAAACGCTAATAATCTAGGTAACGGTAGTTTCCTAGTTTATGACTCAGCGTCTGCCAAATTTGTAGCACAAACAAATCTACCATCTGTAACTATTGATGGAGGGGAATACTAATGTCTGCAACCATACTGATAAAAAGAACGCAGGGAACATCGCCACCAACCGCAGCACCCGTTGGAACTGGTGTCTCCTTTGGTGAATTAATCTATACATACGATGTTGCCAATGTAGGTGCAGGTAAATCATATAAGAAATTATACATTGGTGATCCAAGTGGTAACACTGAAGCACCAATACCGATCGGTGGTGAATATTATACACAGGTAATAGCAGATAACCCTGCAGATTTTGGTAAACCAGTTGCCAACAAAGCAGTTATTCTTAACTCTGATGCTAAGGTATCAAGTTGGACTGTTGCAACAGATTTACTAGTAGGAGCTGCAGCAACTGTTTCTGGAGATTTGAGTGTTTCTGGTGACTTAAATGTTACTGGAGATTTAGTATATGATGAGGTAACTGGTAGAAATATTAATATCACAGGTGTTGCTACTATTGCTACACTTGGAATAACAAGTTCATTAGAAGTAGAAGTTTCTACAAGTGGAGTTGGTGTTGTTACTGCACTATCAGGAGTTGGTGGTACATTTTTAGATTGGAACGCTACATCAGCACAGTTTGAACAAGTCAATGTAAGTCATGCTACCACAGTTAAGAACTTAACAGTTACTGGCATATCTACGATTGAGAACAACTATGACTTCAGAACTCAGTTAATTAGAATTGGTAGAGAAGCAGGTGTACTAGAGACAGATGGTAACGATCGTCAAGGGTTCTTTATTGGTAACTTTGCAGGATCAGAAGCAGGTATAACAACTCTTACAAAAAGAAATATTGCTATTGGACATAGTGCTTTCCAAAAAGGTGGTAAGACACAAGCAGAATCAAACTTATTTGTAGGTAACTTTGCAGGACAAGGAGCAGAAGGTTCATATAATATCTTCCTAGGAGATAAAGCAGGTCAAGACTTAGGATCTCAAACAATTATTGAATATGGTGAGACAGGTGAAGCTACAACTATTCAATTCTCGAATGGTAGCACTTTACCAAATGATCCTTACAATTATAGAGCATATGGTAGTATAGCAGCTGCAAGTATAACCGACATATCAGGTGGTATGTTTGCTATTGCAGTTGAAGCTCTTAGTGACTTAAGTATTGTTAACACTGCTGTTAGTGGTAACTTGACATTTACTATTGGTGGTGCAAGTAATGGACACTTAGATAAAACTAAAGCAGGACCTTTTACGGTTAAAGGAACTGATGACTTTGGATTACTTACAGATATTAATGATGCTATTTACTTATCAAGTGGTAGTATAGGATTAAGTGGAACTTATGGATTCTTAATCGTAAATGCAGGTATAACAACTACAAGTGGTAAAGAAAATCATTTACAGAATATTGCTTTAGGTCGTGAGGCATTATGGGGAGCAGGTATATCAACTGATCAAAGTAATAACATTGCTATTGGTGCTTACGCATTATACAATGTTTATGGTAATGATAATATTGCCATAGGACAATCTGCAGGTAAGTATAACACTGGTAGTGGTAATGTAATTATTGGTTTAAATCAAGATGTTGCACAAACAACAGAAGATACTCAATTAATAATTGGTTCTGGAGATACAAAATGGATCTCAGGTAATAATGTTGGCTGGGTTGGTATAGGAACTACTACACCTGACGCTTTACTCGCAGTAAATGGTGATGTTAGTGTATCTGGAGTTGCTACAATTCCTCAAATTGATGTCAATGATCTTGGTGTAGAGGCAGCGTATGTTACTGCAGGTATTGTTACTTCTTTGGTTGGTACTTACGCAACTATAACAACTTTAGATGTAGAAACATTAGATGCTCAAAATATAAACATTACTGGAGTTGCTGTTACTGACATAGTTGGTACTGCTGCAACTATATCAGTATTTGATACCGAAACTGCAGATCTTAAGGATGTTAAAATTACAGCAGGTATCATTACAGACATTGTTGGTACTGCTGCTACAATCACAACACTTGATATTGTAGAAGGAGATATTGTAAATGCTAAAATTACTGCAGGTATCATTACAGATATCGTTGGTACTGCAGCAACAATTACGAC